TTTGTAGTCTATCATTAAGCTGTTTTAGCTCCCTTAGTTGAATTTTCTTTCAATGACATCGCAACTAAATTCCATCGTCTATTGTTTTGTGAGTTATTATCATCATGGTCTATTACCATAAAGTCCCAGACAAAATCTTCGCGTTGTTTATTGTTAAGCGCTTTCCAAGCTTTAAAGCCTCCTGGGAATTTTTTTGGCACGGGCTCTTTAGTCCAATCAGTAAATGTCGCATAGATCCATCTATGCAAAGGCTGATTATCAGCAAACTGAGTGTATCCTAATTTAGTCTTAGTTTTACCACTCTTAGTTTTTGACTTAGTCTTAGCTGTCCAACCAGCTTTCTTGCCCTTATGATCCATAACAAATCCATTAGTGTGCAGTAGGTATGGTCGGTCATTAACTATAACTATTTTACATTTAGTTGGATCAATCATTATATTGTTGCCTCTTCAATAATAAGTTCATCGTTTAATATCACACCTTGATCAACCTTTGTGTAAAGGTCCAAGAAGGCCGTTTTAGTATCATCGTCAAACCTTGCGATACATAGGTCAAGGGACTTCATCTTATCATTAAAGATAGAGAAGGTCTGGACAATGTGGCACAGTCTACGTGTTGAAATCACTTCATCGACTCCATCATCATAGAAGGTCTTTCTGATAATGTCTGCCCAAGTAACTAGGTTCTCTGCAAACGAGGCGTCTACAGCCTCAAACTTCTTCATGTGATTCATTACAATTTTCTTCTCAACCGAGACCGATGGAAACTGTTGGTCAACTGCAACTGTAAATCTTTCCAAGAAAGCATCATCAATGATTGTTGCCGCTGTGAATCTGCCGTCCTCTGAACCCTTACCTTTAGTATTGGCCGTCGCTATAACATTGAAGCCAGGCGCAGGAGTAACTGTTTCACCCGTCTTCTTAACAAGCACAGGTTTACCTTCAAGTATACCTTGAAGACACATAATTTTATTTGTAGCACGATCAATCTCGTCGAGCAATAAGATTGCGCCATTCTCCATTGCCTTAAGTACCGGGCCTTTTGAAAAGACAGTCTCGCCGTTAATAAGTCTAAATCCACCAATTAAATCATCCTCGTCAGTTTCTGGGTTGATCTGCACTCTAATAAATTCTCTGTTGAGTTTAGCTGCAGCTTGTTCGACCATGAAGGTCTTACCGTTACCGGATAGTCCAGAAATATATACTGGATAGAACATCTCGGATTTGATAATCTTAGTCACGTCACTGTAAGCGCCCCATGGGACAAATGTAGGGTCAATCTTGGCAAATGATTTCTCGTCATTTACTATCGACTGCATCCTAGCAACGTTGGGTGTGGGATCCATTGTACTTACCACCTCTGTACTCATTGTAGGCTTGACGGCTTCGATGGCCGATGATAAGTCATACGTCCCGACTTTAACTCTGTGCTCACCGGCAATGAGAGCGTACCAATCTGCCCCTCTATAACCCATGGATGTAGCTGTGTCGACAATCACGTTCTTTCTGAACTGAGTCTGGTCGGGATAGCTAGTCATTAGTTTCTTCACGATGTTTTGCGTGGATATTTTCACTTGATTCATAATATAGTCCTTATCTTTATTTTTAATATGTGTATATTATACTACGGATTTGGTAGTTTGTCAACACTTTTCTGCATTTATTTTCACTTTCTTTAGAACATTTTGGAATATGCATATAACTTTTAGTACCACTATGCTACCGCCTTTCCAAACTTAGTCAGTAAGACCTTGTTCTGTTTCTTACTCTTTGAGAACTTCTTAAAGGCATTTCTAATGCTGGCATTCGTTGCGTCCTCGGCAACAGCGAACTCGTCTTCCTGCGTCTCCAGATTCTTACCACCTTTCACTAAGTAGTACTCGTTATACCCTAGAACATTCTGTTCATGGACACACTTGTTAATTCTGTACTCTTTGTTAGCTTTGGATTTGTACTCTTCAACGTACTTGTTTAGTTCATCAGCAATAACCCATAGTCTGTGTCTCCAGTCTTGCGCTGTGTCTGCCATGAAGAATCCCATGGTATTGATACCGTACTTCTTTTTCATGTTCTTTAGAAGAGCAGAAGTCATTTTTCTGGATCCCAGACCAGACTTGATCATAGTACCATCTACATTCATTACTGCATTGTTACGGTCAGGCCTGTAAACATTATCATTAGACCAGTCGCTGTATGTTGAGATTCTATTAGCATCGCCGTCAGTAAAGGTGATAAAGTTCATTTTCTCTATACCGTGTTTTGCCTTGAATTTCTTAACAAGATGCGTTGATACCATAAGAGCTTGATTTAATGGTGTAGAACCCCATTCTTCGTATCGACATAGGTCACCCCAACCGAAAGTTTTCAGTCTGCTGTACATATGTTCCATAGAGTCATTAAAGTCAGACTTACTGAAAGTTGATGAACATATGTGAGGCATTGATAAATTGTCTAGGTCAACTACGCCTGGGTTAGCTTTCTGAAATGCGTAGTCAACGTCTGGATTGGTTGAGGTAAACCCATACACATCAAACGGTATGTTTGTGGCTTTACAAAACATCACTAAGTGCATCACCTGTTCCATGACTTGGGGCATTGAACCCGACATAGAACCAGACATATCTATTAGAAGCATCATACCGTGGTTTTTAGCATTGGCTAACTTGGTAGACTGCAAGAAGATGTCCTCGTTTGTCTTATAAGACCAAAGCTTGTTTACATCAATAGTACCAGTCTTGGCTGTAGTAGCCCTGGTGTTCTGATAAGCTGCCTTTCTCATTTCAAATTCTTTTACTGCAACTTGGACATTTTTCTTTAGGGTCTTGACATACTGTTTAAAGACAACTTGGTCAACCAAAGGTTTTGCACCATAAATTTCTGCCTTATGTGCAGCGTGTTTCATTCTATCTTCTTTGAGTTTAGAATAGTTAATTACTATCTTATCTAAGGCCTCTTTGTTAACATCGCCGATATATGATGGTTGTCTATCTTCGTCACCCATTGTTAGGGTCTTCTCTTTTTCTCTAAAGATTGTATCAGTGATAGATTCATCAGTCAGTTCACTGTGTACTGGTTCCTCTGCAGCGACTGCCTCTTCTTCTTGAGCTTCTTCTTCTTGAGCTTCTTCTTCTTCGGGAGAGTCTTCAGGAGTTCCTTCTGCACTAGGAGAGTCTTCAGTGTTTCCTTCTTCTTCCTCTTCTTCTGGCATGTCGTCATGACCCATGTTTTCGGTAGGGTCTTGACTCTCGGATTCCTCAAAGGTGTCATTGGACTGTTCTGGCTGAGGCTCTGGTTTCTGCATCAACTCTTCTTGGTTCTCATTAGTCCAGTCCAAGATGTCTCTCACTAAGACCAAGACCTCGTCAAAGGTCTCTGTAGTAAGTGAACGAACTAGGAATGTATTTTCTTCAGGAGTAAATGGAACTTCGAGCTTTGTGCCGAGTTTTGTTTTAAGATTGATCTTGTCTATTAGTTTGACTTGATCCCAGTCAACATCGGTAAGAGGACCGAAGAACTCTCTTTTGAGTAACTGTTCGTAACCTCTATTAAAAGAACCGACCAAACCAGGATATCTAGCTTGAACCTTTCTTTCAATTCTGGCATCTTCTACCACGTTGATATAAGACCTAGGGCAACCTTTTAGTTTCTCAGGGCTGTCATGCCATCCTTCAAATGGAGTCTCTAATGCGTGACCAACTTCATGGCCGACAAACAGGTCATATACATCTTTGTGCATATCATCCCAGAGGGGTAGACCCAATACTCTATTCTTAATATCGAACCAAGCTGTTTTGAAATTACCATGTTGTATAGTAACATTCTCTTTGGCGAGTAATTTCGGTAATAGTGACTTGTTCATATTAAACTCCTTATTTCTTAATATGTGTATATTATACTACGGTTTGGGTAATTTGTCAACCCTTTGCGCGAAATAAGTGCGTTTTTCTTATACTTTGTTAGTATAAACATATAACTAAAAGTTATAAGAGCTGAGAATTACCGGATTCGGCTGAAGTTCTTATGCTTGAAGAACTCAATCTTGGATCTAAACTTGTTCTCTAGCATATCACCTTTGTGAGATATGATGAACACATTGGAATCATCATCCAGAGTGCTCAGAATCTTGGTAAGGTTCTCTACACCATCTACGTCCAAACTGGAGTCAAATGTCTCATCCAGAATCAATAGATTGGTGCTGGCGGAGTTCTTCATCTTAGCTATCTGTCTCCAAGTGAATAGTAAAGACAAGTCAATTCTCTGCTTCTCACCTTCCGAGAATGATGCATAGTTAAATGAATCACGATGCCTAGATCTGATAGTCTCGTTAAAGTTTTCATCCAAATGAAACGCAACAAAGAAGTCCAGAATCTGTAGATAATTATTGATTAGTCTATTCATTACTGGTAGATACTGTTTAATGACCTTAGTCTTAATACCAGTATCCTTCAACATCTCTCCGATTACTTCATTATAGGTTCTTTCTTCTACATACTCTAGCTTCTTGTCGGTAGCAGAATCTTTAGAATCTCTTAACTGGCCTAATTCATTCTTAGCACCTTTAAGGTCTCCAGTCTGGCCTGATAGTCCGTCAATTTGGCTCTGGACTTTATCTACCTCTCTTTGTATAACAGAAATCTTATCATTGTTTGAATTGATACGTTGCTGTCTCTGTCTGAGCTCATTGAGCTTATTCTTAATCTCAACACCTTCTCTTTCAGCTATACCAACTTCTTTCTGTATGGTTTGTATATCATTCTGAACTTCGGCAGCATCACTCTTAATGCCGTTAAGTTTAGTTGTCTTAATATCGGAGTCAATCTCTTGCTCACACGTAGGGCAACTATCGTTATCTTCAAAGAACCTAGCATCTTTCACTAAGGCCTTTATCTTACCATTGTTCTGTGCCTGTGCCGATTTGATGTCGGACATTCTTTCCAAAAATATACTATGGGCTTTTTCTCCGGCATCGATACCTACAGTTAGATTCTTACCAATATCTCTGGAGTCTGAAAAGAGTGCTGTAATCTCTGTCTTGTGGTCTTCTACTGACTGACGCTTCTGTTCTATCATATCCTTATTGATAGACTGTAGATCATTAATGTACTTAGTTTGTGAATCCATCTTAGTCTTATATAGCTCTATCTGATGGTTAATATCTGTAAGCTCGTCTTTGATCTTGGAGTTTCTTTCCTTTAGTAACATATTCATCTTGGAGAATATCTGAATATCCAATAGGTCTTCAATGACTGCTCTACGACTCCATGCTGGTAGTTGCATAAAGGGTATAAAGGAACTACTACCTAGAACCACAACCTGATGGAATGACTTGTGGTTTAGTTTTAAGATGTTAGTCTCTAAGTACTTTTGAAAATCTCGCATATTAGATGCTTGATTTGTCATGTTACCGTTCTGCCATATCTCAAACTTGTTAGGTTTAATACCACGAACAATCTTAAACTCTGCGTTACCAATATCAAACTCTACTTCCACTTCAGCTTTCTTACCATTGATAGAATTAACCAGTTGGAGCTTTGAAATGTCTCTGTGAGGTTTACCAAAGAGTCCAAATGATAGAGCATCTAGTAGTGTTGATTTACCAGCTCCATTTTGGCCTACAATAAGTGTGGTTGGTGATTTGTCTAGTTTCACTTCAATGAATTCGTCGCCAGTGGATAAAAAGTTCTTCCACCTACATGATTTAAATTGTATCATACTACCTCGAGGTTTTGTGCTTCAGTATATAGTTTTCTTAATTCAATTTTGATGTGGTCTTTATCTAAATCTGTCTCTACTGCATTGACATATGAATCAAGAAGTTCTGTGGTATCTTCTAGGGATATTTTATCGTCTGCAACGCTTTCTCCCAGATACTCTTCAAACGACTCTGCAATCTTCAGCTCATATGTTTCGATTGATTGTAATTTATCTACAAACTTATCAAACATATACAAGTCAGTTTTATTTATAACAATGAGTTTAATAAACTTTTTGGCGTACTGTGATACGTCTAAGTTACTATAATCTGTCTTAGTGTCGTCATATATAACCTTCTTAAACATAGTAATAGGGTTACGGACTGGAGTAATCTCTCTGGTCTCCGTATCTAATACGTGGAAAAATTTAGGATCATCTACATCTGCCCAAGTGAATTCCATCTGAGAACCCAAATAAGACACATTGCCTTGGCTCGATCTTGTATGGAAATGACCAGAGACTACTTGCTCAAACCGTGAGAATATATCTGCACTCATACCATGCGGATTAGGTACACCAGCCAATAAGTCAAACCCTTTTAACTCCAAATGAGCACCTAGAATAGGAGCCTTACAATTCAATGCAAAGTCAACATACTCTTTATAGTTGGCATTATTAATCCATGGAATAACTGCGACTCCAAGTCCGTCATAATCCAACACAGTAGGCTTCATTATAATGTTTACGTTACTAGTAAAGTACCCAAGGAGTTCTTTAAGGGAACATAGCTCATTAGTGTTCTTGTAAAACACATCATGGTTACCAGGGATTATGTCCATAGTAATGCCAGCATCTCTCATGGGCTCTAGGAAATCTCTTCGGTTCTGATTTAGAGCTTTGAAGTTAACGAATTTTCGGTGTTCATAGTAATCACCTAGATGCAGGATATTTTTGATATTGTGTTCTTTAAGATACGGAAAGAAGATTTCATTATAAAATCGGCCTTGGTAGTTCAAAAATATATCTGATGAATTTCTTACTCCACAATGTGTATCATTCAATATTGCTACTTTCATAATATCATACCATAAATAGTTCTAGTTTGTCTTTAGCTTTGAGCTTCTCTTCCTTAGCAAATTCCTTAATCTTAGCATCCTTGTGTTTTACCTGATCAATTCTATTTCTTAGGGTATCTACATACTGCATAGTTTGTTCTGCACCTTCTCCGTCCATACCCATCTGAACAAAGTCCTCGATACCACATTTCTCAATATATCTAAACTTAATGTCTTGTTGCTTCTTCTCTTTAGTAATTCGTCTAATAAAGGCGAAATAGCATATCTGAGTGAAGTAAGAAAACGCATTAGGTTTACCTGTCCTAGTCGCAGCTTCTATGTTATAGTTACCAATAGCTCGTAGACAGTTTTCTACTGCATCCATGACCATTTCTTCTCGGTAAGTATACCGTACAAAGTTAGGTCTGTGAGATAATCCTTCAGCTATCTTGATAAAACAATCTGCGATATAGTTACTCACTATAGGCAATGCAATATCATCTGTACGTGCTTCGAGTGCAGATTTTGCATAGTCATAGACTGCTTCAGAGAAGTCTCGGTTATTCACATAATGTGGTTTTTCTTTAGGTTTTAGTTTAGTCATATTGGGTTTCCTCCATAATAGATATATTATAACACATTTAGAGGTAAAAGTAAAGTGTTATTTTAATTAATTTAATTGCAGAAAAGTGTTGACAAAATGACAAGCATATGGTATAATATATAAGTCAACCGGGGGGTTAGAGGTATACTACAATTAATGTATGGTATCCTTAAGGTTATTAATGTAATCCACGGGGTGAACTTCATCTTCATACTCTGTATCTTCTACTTCAAATCGTGAAGTAATCTCATCTGTAATTCTATTTAATAATGACTCTTGACTCTCCGGAGGCTCGAAGGCCGCCTTGGCCGAGAGTGAATATTTAATATACTCTTTCTTTATCTCGTCCACTACACTAGAACTGGTCATGATGTTATGTTTATCAATGGTATATCTCTTTTGCTCAGAGAAGGGAAACCATGGGCTAAACTGGTAACCACCGATCATAGTGCTATAGACAGAAACGGGCCTTTCAACCAGATAGTTGTCGTGGTTATCACTACTCACTAAAGCGATGATATTATCACCGTTGATTAGTTTAAAATTCCGTATGTTTAAGTCTTTCATATTATATATTTATATCGTAAACATTGTAGTCAAATTTTTCTTTTGCATATATTTTAATGCGCTCTGCAGCATGAACCAAGGTATAGTTCTTCTTACTCTTCCAATGTAAATCATCTGCAATATCATACACCTTAGTATCCATACCATCAGCAGACTTCCTTAATCCTCTACCTATCGACTGTAGAACCCTAATTTGTGACTTACTAGGCGAAGCAAATATGATATTATGAAGACGCTTAATATTGATACCAGTACTAAAAGTACCCATACTCGCCACAATAATCGCGTCATCCTGTGTTTCGGTAATAGCTCTGACATTTTCTCGGTCGTCAACGTTGGTTTCTCCACTTACATAGAACAGATTTCTCTCTTGACCCTCTAGCTTCTCTCGTAGCATGTTATGAAGGGGTTTACCGTGCTTATCTACATACTGGAACAGTACAAGGGTATTACCCGTACAGTCTATAGCTAGATTAGATATAAAGTT